ACCATCGACAGCATCGAATTAGTGTCGATTCGATCTAGACGACGGGCGTCAGCAGATTCAGCAACAAATTTTTGCTGACTTAACGTGCTAATCCCAAGTGTCGCCATTTGTTGTTGCAATTCTTGTATTTCTGATGATTGCGCTTCAAACGCATTTGCCGCAGGTTCCACGTAATAAACCTTATTGCCCGGTTGGGTCGCCATCGCGTAATTAACGCTGATTGCCATGTCTTTCGTCTGATCATCCCAGCCTTCAAGGACCAGCATTGGCTGCGAAGCAATGTGGAGACTGTGGATAAGATCTGCTTGACGCTGATAATGGGCCAAATTCAGATGAGCAATATCTAATAACGGTGGCTTACTCGTCATTGTGTCCGTTTTGTTCGCATAAATTGTCACCAGTGGGATCTGATTGAGCGAGTAAGGACCAGTCTCAACCAATTCGTACTGTGCCGTAGCGTCGGATTGATCGAACGAAGAGGGGTATGGAAACTGCCCTTGCATCTGCTTCCTTTCTTCCTCCTGCCTAAATACTCGGTAACGACCGGGCTCAATAACTCGTACTTGATCGTAAACTTTTTCTCCGAACTCCCCATCAGGTATTACGGCTTTTTCGCCGATGCGAACTTGAGTAAGGTTCCCATAATTCGTCTCCCGATCCAAACGCCACCCGTAAATCTGGGTCGGTTCGATCTCAATCCAATAAGGACGACGATTCAATGCACGCTCTTCTGCCAAACTCCTTGCATTTGATGGGGCAGGAAAATCAACCAGCGTATGGCAATGCCCATACGTCAAGGCACAAATCAATAAACGACGAGCGTACTCATCTAGATCCGACCCACATCCATCGACATCTTTATTGAATACTTCTGTCCAATATGGATCGCCTTGAATGCTGATTGGTTTACGCAAAATCAATCCAGCTGCCGCTCGAATTAATCGCTGCGTATAAGGTGTAAAGACAGATCGGTTGACCCGCGCTAAATACGCCGAATAATCTTCGCGAGGCTCTAGCGGTAAAAACGCTTCGCTGTTTTCGCGTAGGTACTCCGTTCCGTTGGTCACGGCTTTCATAATCTCCCAGCCCTTCATCTGGTCGATTACTGCCCGTGTTCGGACAAAAGGACTGTCAACACTCCCTAAGTAGGAAGAGCTGACCAAATGCGTCCTGACAAGCCCTGGAACGGAGTACGTCATGTCACCATTTTACTTTGTTGGCCCAATAAGCAGCACTGGTTTTTCCTTTGGCAATGTTCTTTGCATGTCGTTTTTTAAAAGCGACACGTTTGTCTTTCATTGCTTGGCTTTCACCAGCTTTTGGTTTGCCTGCAGTCTTTGCACCTTGCTGGCCAAATCGAATCAACCGATCCTTGCCGTTGTCTTTGATGACAACAGCATGGGATTTACCGCTGGAATGACCAGGGGTACGAATCGGCTTGTTGTAGCCATCAAAAACGTGGCCACCACGTTCGATTTTTGCCATCAGACCAAGCCTTACTCAAGGTTGGAGGTGATGGCGCCACTGGTGACAAAGTTGCAGGTTGCAACCACCAGATCGCCAACAGTAGAACTGATGTCCATGCTGGTGATAATTCCGGCAAAACTGACGGAATCAGTACCTGTTGTAGTACCAGTCGTAAACAACTCGAAGGTGGCGTCTGCAGGATCTGCAGTTGTGATCACATCTTCGATAAACGCTGCTTGACCAGTGGCATCTGGGTCGTAAACCAATTCAACCGTTCCAGAGCCAGACACCAGACTGCCAACAAATGCACGGAACGTATCGCCGTGATCAGTGACGTCTAAGGTGTCCTTAGTGATGTTCAGCGTCCAGCTGCGAGTGCCGACGATGGTTGCATTGGCACTGCCAGCAGCATCAAACTGGACCGCACCTTGCTCCCCGCGAAGGATGGCCATGATTGGACATAAGAAGGGTCTATAGCCCTGAGTCTAACTCTTTAGCCGTGGTAAGCCACGACGATGTGCGGGGTTAGTGAAACCGTCCCAGATGAAATGGATGCAATTCGCATCCGGATTTTTGTGGCGGCTTTGCCGGTATAGAAGTAGACGTATTGTCCGGCATCATTGATTGTCTTGCTGGTGTCGATTGTGAACCAGCTTCCATTGCCGTTAAAGTTTGCTTCTAGTGCGATGGTGAAGTTAGCGGTGCTTGCAACATTTGCTGCAAAAGAGTATTCGCTAGAATGAGCGTGAACTTCAAGCCAGTCGTCAACAGCACTCATGCTGTTGCCGGTAAATTCAACCGTATTCGTAAATCGGTCAACTATTGTTGTACCAACGCTGGCCATTAGGTTTTCCTCCCGCGAGCCTTCTTGTAAATATCGGAGTCAGCCTTGCGAGCGCCTCCTTTACCTGAAACATAGCTGTTAACCCGCCCCATTGCCCAAGCTGCCATCGACACGTTACGGGAGCCGCTAGACAGGTATGCGCCTTGTCCGCGACGATAAACCTGAGCCAATTCGCCGTACGTAAATCGAGTGCCCTCAGCTTTTTCCTTTAGGGCCTTTTTTGTTTTTTCGTTTAGCGGTCTTGCTGGCATCCTGTTGGCTCCGGGAACGACTGACGGCTTTGATGTCGATATTTTCGCCTCGCTTGTACTTTCTAGCCGTTTCCTTGATCTCAGCCGCCTTAGCGGCTCGATTTTTTGAGCCAGAAAGGTACTTCTGTGCTATCCCAGTCTTGGGATCTTTGCGAGTTTTGCGGAATTTACGTGCCATCAATAATTACATCTTTTTGCCGCTTTTTGTGCTTTTCTTTGTGCCTTTCTTTGCGCCTTTCTTGGTCCCGTAGTGTCCAGGCATGGCAAACCAGTACGATGCGCCTATCTTAGGCGTTCTTGGACCAATATTCCAGCTCTACACGGCGCTTATTATGCTCTGGCGTATTCCATTGCGGGAACTTGACCCGTATCGAGGCACCCAACTCTTCCTCCGGTGACTGAATCGTCTTCCATCGATGATTACATTCACGACAAACCCTGTCGCGCACACAGTCATTATGCTGCGATGTGTACCGCCCCAAAATCTTGGAGTTGATTGAGTCACATTTTGGACATCGTGGAGCGTTGTTTGCTCTTCTGCTCATCTTTAATACAGGCGATAAGACGTGGTTCCCATTGTCTCTGGCTTGGCTAGGTTAAATTGCTGCAATACAAGATAGCCGAAGGCATCAAAAGCGTGGTCTACTCCTAAATTTTTGTTAGGCAAGCCCGTTCCCGGTGCATAAGTTAAAGTCCGTAACGATTTAATAAGCTCCTTACATCTTGGATGGATCTTTACCCTCCGCGCTCCAGATGCATCCATTAGACCCGTGTTGACCGCTGTGATCTTGTCGCGGATCTTCCACGGCGATCTAGGACTTTGAACCGTAAAACCACTGCGTCTAAGGATTGCGTGGTCCGTTACGCCAACACCACTTGTCTTCCTTGCACCGCCTGTTGGGTCAGGACAGGCAATAATTCTGCGATCTACACCGTATCGACGGGTCACTTCCTCCGCAAAATCCCAAGTGGTCGCTCCACCCGTCAGCATGATCTCGTCAAATACATACAACGTGTCGCCATTCTTGACTGCACAGATGCCGCTCATTGGATCCACGTTGAAGTCAACTCCCAAAAGCAACGGCTGAATCGAAATATCCTTCGCATCCGCTGAAATGTTGTCGTCCGAAAAGCTGATGGCCACCAAACCAGTTAGGTTCTCGAAAGACGCTTCAAATTCCTGGCGGAACGTGCGCGAATCAAGTTGAGCGCGGGCTGCTTCGACCTCATGCTTACTGACGTTTCCGCCTTCAATCGTTGTAAAGCTCCATCGTTGCCATTCTTCCGTTTCATCCTCTGGGACATAACACCACAAGTCGTAAAACCAGCTAGCTGTACCGTCTGGTGTCGAAATAAATAATGCCCAACCCTCCTTATCCGCTAAAGCAGGTCTGATCACTTCAAACCACACCTCTGAATCCATAAATGCTGCCTCATCAAGCACTACGCCCGACAAACTCCGGCCCCTGAGCGCCATTGCGTTCTCTGTACCCTTCAACTCAATCGTTGAACCGTTAATTAGCTCGATCCGTAGATCAGTCTCGTTCTTACTCTTGATCCAAACCTTTGGAACCAGCTTTTTTAACGCTCGCCACGCAATATCCTTTGCCATCCGATACGTCGGAGCACAATAAAAAAATGTCTCCCCAGGACGGTTTAACGCTCCACGAATCAATTCGACGCACGAAAGGTACGATTTGCCAAATCGACGACCGGCAACTAAAACGCGGAAACGCTTTTCACTCGAAAAAACCTGGCCTTGTGCCCAGCGAAGACTGATGGGCTCGGATTTGATACTCATGCCTATTACATTACACAGGCTTTCAACCCCTACCCCCCTCCTGGACGTGCCAAAACGTAGTATGGCCAGTTATTATTTGGAAAAAGGTCGATAGGTTAATGCCTGAACCTCTAACGGATCGCACAACGCAAGCAAAGGAAGATCGCATTAGGCGGCTTTACCGGCGACAGCTTGATGGACTCTCTGCTCGTGCTCTCGTTTACGACCACAAAGAGAAAGAGCAGATTTCAATCAATACCGCTTGGCGTGATTGGGCTGAAGTTAAAAAAATCGTTGATGAAGACTGGCAGGCTGATCGCGAAAATATGCTCGCACGTCTGCAACACATGCGGACCAAACTCTTCCATCAGGCCCTTAAAAAAGGACAGCTCCAAACTGCAAGCCAAGTCCTTGACTCCATTGGACGGGTCATCGGTGAGTCCGTCGAAACCGTCAATATCCAAGCGCCTGAACTTAAAATCTCCATTGAAGATAAGGGCGACTAGCCCGACGCTCCAGCAAACTCAACACCTGCCCCCACTTAAGGGGGCTTTTTATTACACGATTGCTGTTAGTCAGATATATATGCAGGGTACCTGCACTTAGTACATGCGTGCTACGTCTGCAACCCTACCCCCCACTTGTAATATTTCTTCATCTCTAATCAGGTGATCGTGTGCTATAATATAGATGAGGGAAACCTCAGAACCTAAAAAACCAAATCATGAACGAAGAACAGCAGCGTCTTGCCCTCGCTCTGATCGCAGCTTGCGAAAAGGACGAAGCGACTCAGGCGAACGCAAAAATCTACGGCGACTGGCTCAGCCATTTAATGGACGAGTTAGCCGATGAGATGATGGAGGCCTAAGGGCCTCCTTTTTTTTGCCTATAAATGGCCGCCGATCTTATTATTTCTTAGTGTCAGATCTGATCGTTTTAGGGTATACTGTAAGAGTTGACGGGATCATTTCCTCGTCGGACCCTTGAAAACTGAATACGGGAGCGAACCGCACCAAACCTCCTAACCTCCGGGTTATCGCCGCAAGGTGTCACGCAACATCTGCAACCTTTGCAGCTTGCCTGGCTCGCTCCCAACGAAACCAAACGAATCACCCCTCAATTCAATCCATGAAGACGTTTTTGGGCTTAATTGCCGCCTATATGGCGGCCGGTGCTTTCGGCGTTGCTTTCGTTCAGACGGCAACGATGGAACCGCTCCAGCAACACAGCGGGACTCAGGCTTATGTCCGGGTGGTGCGCTGATATGGCTTTGATGTCTGATTGTCCCCTCAAGACCGCTCTTGAGGGTCGGTTTACAGATGACTCAGAGATCCGGGATGTGGCCAGTTATGGCTGTATCCAGGGAATCTCTGGATTCACCTATCGAAAAGAGATCAACGACTTCTTTAACGAGCATGAGGCAGACATTGAGAGATGGCTGCTAGATGAACACGATTGCACCTTGGAAGGTTTTTCCAAACGTGCCAAGAGTATTCATCAACTTAAGACTGCGATGTTATGGGAAGCGGTTGATCTTTACTGTCAGGAGATTGTCATCTACAACGAAACATCTCGGCCCGCTTAATCGCGGGTCTTCGAACTAAGTCAGACCCGGCCTAAGCGCCGGGTTTTTTTATGTCACCGCTCCAATGAATCACTCCGGGTAAACGCGGATAATGGCGCCTTCAACTTTTGAGCGGACGAACTTTTCACGAATCCAGGTAAGTCTGCCTGAATGGCGCATTCCATCACGGGTGGATCTGTATGAATGGAGAGCTTCTAGGACAAGCTCCATTTCATCAGGCGAGAGCCATTCACATTGATCTTGAATGGCCATTTCGTCCGCCAAAGCCATCTGCATGTTAGCCGCTGCTTCCATTGATTGATTCCTGTGCTACTGTATCACAAGAGAAACGGGTCAAGCCGTCTCCGCTCCAATCAACAGCAAATCCAACATGGATCACCACAATTCCCTGATCATCACGCCAAATCTCACCAAGCAGGCAGTCAGCTTTGATTACGGGAACATCCGTATCACTGATGACTCGAATCAGTCCGTCACCATCAGCCTTAACTCAGACACACTGAACGAAGCCTTCGCTAAACGCCTTCTAAGCTGCCCACGTGCCGCTCAGGAGCGCTTCCTTCAGCTTTTGACTGATCACATCCGTCAAGCCGATAACGGCGACGCATGAAGCGCTCCAATGACACCAAAACCAAGCACCTCGGCGAGGCTAAACGCCTCCTGGGTCTTGGCTATAGACCAGCAGCCGTTGCCTTAAGGCTTCAACGGCTGTTTGGTATCAGTCGCGCTACAAGCTTTCGTGATGTTGAAATGGCAAGCTCTGAAATGGATGCTGAAAACATCCAGCTTGATGCTGATACCGAACCAACATCAATGACTGAACAGCGTGATGCCATGCTTCGTGATCTTGAACAAGCCTGGATGGAAGCTTCAGCACAACACAACGTTCAAGAATTGATGCAACTGTCCAGAGCTTTCGAACGCCTTCATCGCATGGGAGGCCATCAGTCTCAAATCTCCTGAGACTGATGTCTCAAACCAACCGCTCCAACAAACTCAACACCATGACACTTCCAGAAAACTACTTCGATTGGCTTTCGCTTCAGCCAGAACGCATCAAGCTCATCGAAACTAGAGACAAGTTTGAACAGGCTTATCGTCATCAAGACAATGAAGCCAGACAGCTGATGTTCAAATGCATCAGCGTTTTTGGTTGTAGCGAAAAACTTGAGAGCGCCAAAACTGAATGGGAATGCTGCTCAGATCATGAAGACGAGACCATGGAGAAAATCTATGGCATCCATCCTCAAACCATTGTCTTGGGACAAGATGATGCAGTCTCTACGCTCCAACAACAGGCATACAAG